CAGGCGACGGCTCCCGAGTCGGCTCGCTCATTTCTTAGCCCACGGTGGCGATGCCTTCGGCGCGGTGGCCTTTGCTGCCGGCGGCGCGGAGCCTTCAAGGGCCTTCGCCGCGGCGACCTCGTTAGACGCCTCGTAACCGTTGGCGGCGTCGCGCACCTTCACCTTGACGCTCAGGACGCAGCCGAGCAGCTCGTCGGTGTCGCGAATCGTCTTCTTGCCGATCGCTCGCACGACCTCGGCAAGCTGCTGCCTGCCGATCGTCTCGGCGGCGGGGTTGTCGTTCTTGACGTTATAATTGCTCCAAACCTTCCGCCCCGCCGGGTCGGCGAGGGTGAACTCGATGCGCAGGTATTTACCGGTGCCCGACTTCGTGCCGCGGCTTTCCACCCCGGTAATCGTCGCGGCGTACCAGCCCGCGGGGATGAGGTCGAAAGAGCGATCAGAAACGGGCACGTCAGAAGTGTCGAACGAAAATTCCATGTTACTTTTCCTTGGTCGAGATGGAGAATGATGGACGACCAGCAGTCGTCGTGATTGCCCCGAGCAGCGGGGCGGTGATGGCCTCTGCCGCGCTCTTCCACGCGGCTGCGTTGATGTCTGCGCTCCAGCGAAAGAGCGCGCTCAGGTGCTCGGTGAGCCCGTGCTCGGCTGCGAGCTCCTGGAGCCGGTCGGCGTTCACCTTGCGGTTCAGCCGCCCGACAATCTTAATGACCATGCCCTGCTCGGTGCTCGCGTTGGTCGTGCCTTCCTTCCCTTCCGGGATGGCGAGGAGCGCGATGAGACGATCCTCGATGGCTCGTCGTCGCTCGACGGCCTCGCCTTCGGCGGTTTTCGCCGCGCTCCACTCAGCGGCTAGGGTGTCTAGCTCGTTCATGGCTGCTCCGTTGCGACGCGTGTCGCGTTTCGGTCGATGACGAATGCAGCGGCGATGAGCGAATCGCACGCCGCCGTGATAAGAGCCGAGACTACGCCCCTGCCGTAGTCGCTGCCGCCGAGGCGGTCTCCTTTGAGCGCGTAGAGCTGCTGGCGCATGGCGAGCATGAGCGTCGCGGCTTCGGGCGGCGTCACTTCGCACCGCCAATCTTGGCGATGACCGCCCCGAGGTCCGCAGGCTCCCAGGCGTCGAGACGCCCTGAGCGGTCTTTCGCAGTCCAGATTCCGTCTGGGTGCGCCATGAGCGCGCGCACCGGCACGCCGTCGGCGTCCTTCTCGACCCTCATGGCCAACACCTCGTCGAAGAAGTAGGGTAGCTGCTGCCCGGTCTTGTTGCCGGGCATCGACGGCGCGTAGAAGACCTTGCCCATCTCGTCGGTGCTCTTTTCGAGCTTCGCCGACATATAGACGTGACGTCCGGGCAGGTCGCGGAAGGCGCGGATGAGGTCCGTCATCTGCTCCTGCATGGCCCCGTACGCCTGCCTGGGGTCTTTGGCGATCTTCTTTTCGTAGTTGAGGACGACCTCCGCGATCTCCGAGATGCTGTCGACGGCGACCGACTCGAAGCCGCGCGCCTCGTCGGAGCCCGCGAGCCACTCGTACGCCTCGCGAAGCGTCGCCATCGAGTTAACCTCGACGTAGGGCAAGTCTTCGCCGACGAGCGAGAGGAGACCGGCCTCCGCGCTGATGATGATGGGGCTCGGAAGCGTGCGGATCAGGCTCGTTTTGCCTGCGCCGGCTGCGCCGAAGACGAGGAGCTTGACCCCGTTCGCGTGAGCTTCGCGGGTGCGTTTGACTGAGATGGCCACTTGGTTTTCTTTCGCAAGTCGTTCGGGAGATTCCGGGTGCTTGCACCCGAAAAGCCCGCCCTCGTGAGAGGAGCGGGCTAGGAGTCGGTCGGGCTGTAATTCAGCCCAACATCATGTGCTTGCGGTAGGTAGCCGCAAGAAGCCTGCGTCGGGCGTCTCCGAGTTCATACGGGCATCCGCCGCCTGCTGCGTATGCGGCAATGGCGACGCGTAGGGCGGCTTCCGCCTCCGCAACGGTCATCAGAGATGCCTCGGCCCGAGCCTCCGCGCGCTCCTCGGCGGTCACAGCGACACCGCCGCTTGCTCGGCGTTATAGGCGTTCATGATGTCGCAGTAGTCATCGTGGGCCGCCTCGGCGGCGTAGCAGTCGGCGGCGTAGGCGTCGGCGTCGGCGTCCCAGGCGTTAGCCCAAACGTCGCGGGCGGCGATAACTGCTTCGATGGTGATGCTCATGATGTTTCTCTTTCGCAGCGGTTCGGGTGATTCCGGGTCGTTGCACCCGAAAGGCCCGCCCCTCGTGAGAGGAGCGGGCTTCGTGATGACTAGACGGCTTCGCGCTCAAAAAGGGCGTCGAGGGCGTCTCCGCCAACCCTTGCCTCGTACTCGTCGCAAAGGGCGACTCGAACGGTGGTGTTTTTGGTTCGCCCGAGTTCAATGATTGCGTCGGCGATTTGCTCAACCGAAAGATTCTTTAGGGCGGCTTGTAGTGCGTTCATCGTCGTCTCGTTCGTCTCGCCGGTCGGGTGATTCCGTTTGGCTCGATGTGGAGACCCTACCCGAGACCGATTCGGCGCGCTAGTTCTTTTTTACCGCTGCGTGTCGATTGTTGGATTCCCGAGCGTTTCTTCAGACATTCCAAGTTAGAAAAAGTTTCCTGCGATGTTCGGCGCTCGTCGTGATAGTATTCCCGCCGAGGAGACTAAACATGTTGACATTCACGGAAATTCGCAGGCGTTTGCAGGATCGGCGGCTCGATGCCGTCGCAGCGGCAACCGGGCTGCACCCGAACTCGATCGCCCGCATAAGAGACGGAAAAAACACGGACCCGAAACACAGCACGCTCGCGGCGCTGAGCGCCTATCTGGAGGCGCAGCAATGACACCGCTCGAAGCGGCGCTCGCCTATGCTTCGTGGGGCTGGCCGGTCCTGCCCGTGCTGCCAAACAGCAAGCTCCCCGCCTGCGCGCACGGCGTTAACGATGCATCGACCGACCCCGCGCTCATCACGCGATGGTTCGAGGGCCGCGACGACCTCAACCTCGCCATCGCGGCGGGTTCTCGAAGCGGGCTCGTCGTGCTCGACATCGACCCGCGCAACGGCGGCGACGACTCGTGGAGCTCGTGGACTGACGAGCGCGGGGCGCAGTCCGACGGAGCCGTGCAGCTCACCGCAGGCGGAGGGCAGCACTACCTCGCTGGCTACGTCGAGGGCGTCCGCTCCTGCAAGCTGCGCGACGGAATCGACCTGCTCGCCGACGGGCGGTATTTCCTCGCGTACCCGAGCCGCATCGAGGGGCGCGAGTATCGGTGGGAGGTGTCGAGCGACCCCTTCGACGGCGTGCCGCCGATGGCCCTCTCGGAACGCTGGCTCGAAGGGCTGCGCCCCGAGCCGCGGAAGCCTGCCGTCGTCGGCGCGGAGCTCATCACAGGCAATCGCAACGCGGGCCTCGCAGCGCTTGCAGGGGCGATGCGGCATCACGGGATGACTCGCGCTGAGATCCTAGCCGCGCTCGCGGTCGCGAACGAAACGCGGTGCGAGGTGCCGCTTCCCGCTTCTGAGGTGCGGCAGATTGCCGAGTCAATCTCGAAGTACGAAGCCGAGCACGATACGGCGGTCAACGCTTCGATGGCCGACGACGTGTTCGTCGAGGTGCGCTCGTCGGCGTACTTCCTGACCCGCGCAACGTCATTCCTAACCGAGCCCTCGCCGCTTCGCTGGCTCATTAAAGGCTGGGTTCCCGAGTCGGGCGTGACCATGGTGTTCGGCGAGTCGGGCGCCGGGAAGACGTTTGTCACTCTCGACATGGCGTGTCGCATCGCGTGCGGTCTCGACTGGCACGGTCGGCGGACGAAGAAGGGCGTCGTCGTTTATCTCTGCGGCGAGGGCAACTTCGGCTTCCGGCAGCGCGTCGCAGCGTGGGCGACGCTGCACGGGCGCACCGACCTCGACGAGCTCCTCGTCAGCAACAAGGCCCTCGACCTCGACAGCCCGAGCGCGGCGGCGGAAATACTCCGCGCAGTGCGCGAGCTCGCGTCCGGCGACGTGGACTGCATCATCGTTGACACGGTCAACAATCACATGGCGGGCGACGAGAACTCTGCCCGCGACGTGCGCGGCATGTTCGCGAGCTGCAACGTCGTCGCGGCGGCGCTTCGCTCGACGGTAATACTGAATCATCATATCGGGCACAACGTCGACGCGAAGGGGCGAGCTCGCGGAAGCTCCGCGTGGAAAGCCTCGCTCGATGCGTCGATTCTCGTGGCGAAGGGCGAGGACGGGGCCATCGAGGTGAGCTGCGCGAAGATGAAGGATGCCGAGCCCCCGGCCCCGTTCGTCGGGCGGCTCGTGCCCGTGCCGCTCGGCTGGGCAGACGAGGACGGCGACGAGGTGCGGGGCGCGGTCTTCATGCTGGCCGAAGGCGAGGTCGCCGCGACTCCGAAGAAGAAGGCCGACGGCAAGCTCGAAAAGCACCGCAAGGTTTTCGAGGGCGCTTGGTGGGCGAGCGGGGCCGAGGAGCGCGACGGGTCGCCGTACCTCTCGCGAGCCGCTCTTAGGGCCTACCTCGTCGAGCACATGGGGCTCTCCGAGGCGTCGGCGGCGCAGCTCACGAAGCCTACGGCGACGGGGAAGATTATCGCGGAACTATTGATGGCGGAATTCATTACGAGCCACGAACACGGGTGGATTATCTCTAATGATGAGCACGCAAACGCCCTTCGACTGGCTCGGGCTGGGTTACGGTAACGGCGGTAACGATTCGGTAACTGGAGGTAACTGGTTACTTGGGCAAGGCGATGTACCCGGTAACGTAACGTAACCCCCTTCCTTAAGAAGGGGTTACCAGTTACCGGTGTCGAGCGTCGCATTTGATACCAGTTTGACGCGCATGCTACGCGGTGCGTCGAGAAACAAGATATTTGACACGATGGGGAAACGTGATGTATGCTTCTCACATGATTCGCATTCATGGAAATTACGCCACCATTGCAGACATTCGCGGATTACTAGCAGTCACGACCGACCCGGAGCGCAAGGCGCTCCTCGAAGCGTGCCTCCGGATGCGGGGTGTCGCGTGATGCCGGCTCCCCGTCGAGGGCTCATCCGAGACGCGCTCGCGCTCGGTGCGCTCTACAGCGCGACGTTCGCGACCTTCGTCGTCCTCGCGCTGGCCGTCGCCGCCGTCGGTGGCCCGTGAAGCCCGTGCTGCGCCCTAGCGGGCGCAAGGGCGGCTTTTCGGCCGACGCCCTAGCGCAGCTTGCCCGCGCCGTGCGCGACGCCTCCTCGGGCCAAGAGCGCGCAACGGCAAGGGGCGTGCGGAAGTCGCTCGGCTGGGGGCGGACGACGACCTATGCCGCGCTCTCGGAGGCAGTCGCCCGAGGGCTCGTCGTCCGCATGGGCGCGACGAAGGGCACGTGGTATCGTGCCGCAGGAGACGCATGAAGACGAACCCCGCCGACAAAATCGAACAGTGGGAGCTCGAACGCCTCACGCCGTACGCGCGCAACAGCCGCACGCACTCTGACGCCCAGGTGGCGCAGCTTGCCGCTTCGATTCGCGAATGGGGCTGGACGACGCCCGTGCTCGTGTCGCCCGATGGCGGCATCATCGCGGGGCACGGTCGCGTGCTCGCAGCTCGGCAGCTCGGCATGGTGAATGTGCCCGTCGTCGTCGCTGAAGGCTGGAGCGAAGCGAAGCGCCGCGCTTACGTCATCGCCGACAACAAGCTCGCGCAGAATGCAGGCTGGGACTCCGAGCTGCTCGCCCTCGAACTCGGCGAACTCGGCGAGCTTGGGTTTGACCTCGATTTGACGGGGTTCTCCGACGAGGAAATCAAAGGCGTTTCCGACGAGGCAGGTGCCGACACCCTCGACGGCGAAACGTACACGACGAAAATCAAGGCTCCAATCTACGAAATCAAGGGCGAGAAGCCGAAGGTCGAAGAACTCTTCGACGACAAGAAGACGCGCGCGCTGGTCGATGAGATTAACGCCGCTGCGTTGCCTCCCGACGTGTCGGCGTTCCTGCGCCTCGCAGCCGAGCGCCACACGGTCTTCAACTTCCGCAATATCGCCGAGTTCTACGCGCACGCAGACGAGCGCACGCAGGCTCTCTTCGGTCGCTCTGCGCTGGTCATCATCGACTTCGACAAGGCAATTGAGAACGGGTTCATTCACCTCACCGAGCGGCTCGGGAAGCTCGCCGACGTGGAGGGCTGGAATGATTCCGCCGACTGACTTCTGCGCCTTCATTCTCACGCACGGGCGAGCCGACCGCGTGCACACGTACACCACGCTGCGCAAGGCAGGGTACACCGGGAAGATATTCATCATCATCGACGACGAGGACAAGACCGGCGACGAGTACCGCAAGCGCTTCGGCGACGAGGTGCTGGTCTTCTCGAAGACCGAAATCGCGAAGCGGTTCGACGAAGGCGACAACTTCAACGACCGGCGCGCAATCTTCTACGCGCGCAACGCCTGCTTTGACCTCGCGGCGCAAGTCGGCTGCAAGTACTTCGTTCAGCTCGATGATGACTACAACGGTTTTTATTTACGTTTTAACGAGGCGTTAGAATACAAAAAGTCACAAGTAAAAAACTTAGACGACGTTTTAGAAGCGATGCTGGACTTTTACAAGTCAACGAAGATTGATAGCGTCGCCATGAGCCAAGGCGGCGACCATATCGGGGGCGAAAACAGCCAGCACACACCGTCACTCCGCCGCAAGGCGATGAACTCGTTCATTTGCTCAACTGAGCGCCCATTTTATTTTCAAGGACGTGTCAACGAGGACGTGAGCACGTACACGGAAGGCACTCGCAGAGGGCTTCTTTTCTTCACCGTCATTCAAGCGCAGCTAAATCAACTGCAAACGCAGGCGAACGCAGGCGGAATGTCGGAGATGTATGCAGCCAGCGGTACCTACGTAAAGAGCTTTTACTCGGTCATGTACGCCCCGAGCTGCGTCAAGGTCGGCACCATGGGCGACCCGCGCTCGCCGCATTACCGACTGCACCACAAGATCAACTGGCACGCGACAGCGCCGAAGATACTGCGCGAGACCGCGTGCAAAACGAGGCAACCTAATGGCTAACGGCAAGGCAGGACGCCCGACCAAGACGCTGACCGAGAAGCAACGCGGCGAGGTCGAAACGCTCGCGGCGTTCCTTTCCGCCGAGCAGGTCGCAGACTACTTCGGCATCGGGCGCACGACGTTCTTCGCGATTATGGAGCGAGACCCGAGCATAAGCGAACTGTATAAACGCGGCAAAAGCAAGGTAGTCGCGAAGGTCGCTCAAGGGCTGATTCAAAAGGCTCTAAGCGGCGACACAACTTCGGCCATCTTTTTTCTCAAGACGCAGGCTCGCTGGCGTGAGACCGAGCGGCACGAGATCACCGGCGCAGACGGCGGGCCTCTGGAGCTCTCGCGCATCGAGCGCGTCATCGTCGACAAGGTGAAGCCCGATGGCGGCTAAGTCCGCTAAGCCGCCGGCATCGCGCCAGGATGCCGCAAGGACGCTTCGCATCGAGACGCCCCGATGGATGCTGCCCCTCCTCGGCAAAGCTCGATACAAGGGCGCGTGGGGCGGGCGCGGGTCCGGCAAGTCGCACGCATTCGCAGAGGCCCTGATCGAAGCGCACGTGCTCGACCCGAACCGCTCGACGGTCTGCGTGCGTGAGATTCAAAAGTCTCTCGGGCAATCGGTGAAGCGCCTGCTCGAAAACAAAATCGAGGCGCTCGGCGTCTCGCACTATGTCGAGATTCAGGAGTCGGTGATTAAATCTAGGAAAGGCGCGGGGAAGATTATCTTTGCCGGGATGCAGAATCACACCGCCGACTCGATTAAGTCGCTCGAAGGCTACGACTGCGCGTGGGTCGAGGAGGCGCAATCGCTCTCGCAACGCTCGCTCGACTTGCTCCGCCCGACGATTCGCCGCCCTGGCTCCGAGCTGTGGTTCTCCTGGAATCCCTCGCAATCGACCGACCCCGTCGATGCGCTCCTCCGA